TTTGTCCCTTTCTCACGTACTCCTGGATAAGCACTAAAGATATTGTCGGAGGTGTCTCCACGCATACACTTCTCAAATAGCAACCAGGCCGGATCCGGCGCGGCTTTTTCTTGTTTAGTTTTCTTATCAATGACACGTTTACCTTTGGCATCAAAATATCCTTCGTGTGTGGTTGTGATTTCCATTACACCGTTGTACTGTCGAACATTTGGTGCGATCAGTTGTGCAAAATCTCCATCTGTCGAAATTATCACATGATTATCGTTGGGATGATTTTGTATCCATCCAGCAATTAAATCATCGGCTTCAAGTTGTGGATGTTGTAGCACTGTGGTATTGGTTTTGTTTGTAATAAACTCTTTGAACTGATCAAAGGTTTCCCAAAACACACGATCTTCTTCTTGCTCACGTGGCGTTTGTGCGGCACGAGCATCGCTACGCTGACGCTTGTATGGAGCATAATAATCTTTGCGCCAGCTACGCCCTTCGAGGCAAAATATCACATGATCACCTTTGAAGTCTTTCCAGGCCTTGCGCACACTGCCTAATACGGTGTGTATGCTCATACCTATTTTATCATTAAGGTCTCCACGCACTGCATGTCTAGCTCTAAAAAAAGTATTTGCAGTGTCTACCAAGATGTATGTTTTATTCATTAAGAAACTTCCGTTCTTCCATTACCGATGTTATTAACACTAATATATCCAACTCCGCGACGACTCATATCTATTCCTTCTTCGGAACCGACATTTCTACACAGTTCACTAAACCAAGCATCTACAATGGCTTCGTCTGTTTGACCTGAATACCCATTGTCTCGCAACTGCTGGATAAAATATTCATTCCAATCTAATTCAAAAAATCCATTGCGTACATTGTCTGGATTTACTTTTGTATCCAACACAGCCACCCAGGGTTCTTTGCGTTCTGTGGCCAACTCTTTGGGACTTAGACTGGCCAATCTTGCTCTTTCGCCGGCTTCTTCGGCACGTTTTACTGCTTCTTCAGCGGCCACCGTGGCTTCTTTGGCCACTTCAATGGCCTCATGTTTTACAGCTTCTATTTTGTCAATGCCAAACATACGTTTAATAAATTTATTCATCATGTACCCCATTCATTTTTAAACAGCGGCACTTGCAGTCTATCGCTGTATCTCCATCCACGTTGCATGGCCGCCAATGCCACATTCCGTGCGTTTAAGTTATAAACACTTTCTACACCACCCACTGGCATCAAGTATACATGACCCTTAAATCCTGCCGCACGATAAGCACCTACTGCACATTCTGCATCTGCAATATCTTGCTCAGTGGCCACTACAAATTTAAGATACACAGTACCCACACATTCGTACTCTGCAACAACTTCGGGTCGGATGGCATCGTCCCATCTCTCGCCACTGCCTGGCAGTTTGGCACTTACACTAAATGTAATCTCACGATGATGTTTGGGTAGACCTGACCATACACACAGATAGTTCTTAAATTCTGGAGTTAGTTTTTGAGTGCCATTGGTCTCAAATGTAATCTCTTTGAGTCCTGCCATGCTGGGGTGATCTAACAGGTCAGGATACGCACGTTGCCATCCCAACAACGGCTCACCGCCTGTGATCACGAGATGTTCGTCTTGCCACGTCTTGTAAGGAAGTATATCCATAATTGAATTGGCAATGCTATCAGTAGACAGTAAAGGAGAAAGATGCTTAAACCTAGGATCCCAACTAGCATAGCTATCACAGCCCGTAGATACAAGAGGCAACTCTTTGTAATCGTTGAACATGTGTACAACAGTGGCAATATCTTCGACTTCATCACTTAGTTCTCCTCGTGGCATTCCAAACCCTGCACAGCGGAAATTACATCCAAATGTACGTAAAAATACGCTGGGGACTCCCATATATCTACCCTCGCCTTGTATTGAGTAGAATAGTTCTGCTATTTTAATCTTGCTCATTTTATTCCCAATTTTAATCTGTAAGATCACTCACACAGTGATATGTTGTGATTATATTATACAGTATACAGTATTTAGATACAACCATTATTTTAACCTGGGTGGTTGCTGTGTTATCTGTTAGAAATAACTAAAAAAGTTGGTAACGTTTGGTTCGCCAAGTCCGGTGATATCGTCAAAGCCTGCGCCTGCTTGACACACACTGCACTGCTGTACACTGGTGTTGTTGTTGCCCAACAGTACATCAAAAAATGCCGGACGACTAGGATTATAGTATTTGCTTTGATACAAAATATTATTGAGTCCGCCATAGTAGGCCAATGTCTGACCCAAAGACACTTTTTTCTGTGCTAGGTACTGACCCCACAACGCAACAATACCTGCCCACTGTGGAGCACCTGCACTGGTGCCACCCACACTGTACCACATGCCTTGGCTATATACTGCCACAGGACTAATGGTGTTGTCTGCGTTATAGCTGACATCGGGTATTGCACGACGATTTCTGTTTATGGTTTTTTCGTTGTTGCTGAGATCCGGGCTTGATAGTTGATATGTGGGCATTGTTTCGTAGGCACTATACCCACCACCACTGTACCGCCAACCAGTTTCGCCTCCGGCCACAGCAGGCCCTCGTTTGGTGATGGCAGTTCCGCCCACTGCTGTTACCAAGGGATTGGCCGCTGGCCAGTTTTGGCTATTTAGATAGTTGCCATTGTCGCCGGCACTGGCAAAAAATGCCACATTTGGAAAATGAGCAAATACACCGTCGTAGGCGGCATTTACCTGACCACTCCATTCTGTGGTACCCCAACTCATGCTCACAGCCACAACACCGGGTTGACTGGCGGCTGTGTATATTGCTGACACCATGTCATCTAATCCGCCGCTTTTGGCAGTGACCAAAATAATCTTGGCATTGGGAGCCATGGCATGTGCCCATTCAACATCCAGTGCAACTTCCAAGGTCCAGTTGGGATCACCGTTGTTGGATTTGGTACTAAGATTGAGTGTTTGGATATTACAGGCCGGCAGTTTGTATTGAACACTGAACGTGTTGCAATCTGCTGAAATGTTGCCAGTTCCGGCAGTGTCTACAATGGCAATGGTGGTTCCAACACCCGACAATGTAGATGGAATATTATAGTGTTGATATAGATCAATAGGGCTCATTGTGCCGCCAATGCCAGTACCGATAAAACTATCTGATTTGGCTGTTGACAATGGTGTAAACACAGCGTCCGGACTCATAGATTGAATACTTTCGGGTATTCCGCCGCCGCAACCAGTCAACAGTCCAGAAAGTGCAAGTCCAGAAATAGCAGTAATGAGTTTCATTGTGTTCCTAGTGTTGTTACAATACTAATATTATACAACAAAACTCATACTGTGTCAAGATCTGGTATACCAACGATAGGCCGAATCAATGATTGTGCCAATATCGCTGTATTTTGGTTTCCAATATATTATGTTTTTGGCTCGTGTAGCATCGGCAATAAGTGTAGCAGGATCACCGGCTCTGCGTGGGCCGTATTCAATTTTGGATAATCCGTATTTGTTTTGCACATAATCAGCTATTTGTCGATTACTGATACCGGTATTTGTGCCTAGATTCAACGCATAAAATCCAGTCTGCGGATAATCATCCAAAAAGAAATCAACAGCATCCAAGTGTGCCTGTGCAATATCCCAAACGTGTACGTAATCTCTTATACAAGTACCATCGGGTGTTTCAAAATCATCACCGTTTATTTTAAATGGCTGTTGATTGATGCTGGCTTCAAGTGCACGGGCCACAATATGAGTTGCATTGGGTTCTTGTCCTAGATCAAAATTAAAGGGTTCTGCACCTGCGGCATTGAAAAATCTAAAACACATGGCTCTAATACCGTAGGCATTGGCATAATCTTGTAGTACGGTTTCTACAATATGTTTGGTATTGCCATATGGGCTTACTGGACAAAGAGGCTGATCTTCAGTTATAGGCATAACTTCTGATTCGCCGTAGACACTGGCACTACTGCTGAACAAGATCACAGGTGGTTGAGGCATGGCTCTTGCTGTATCAAGTAATGCAATGGTCTTGGCAATATTGTTGTTGTAATAAACTGATGGATCTCTGACGCTGGGCCCTACCAAACTTGTTCCTGCACAGTGTACAATCACATCTGGAGCAAAATCAAAAATAGTATCCAACATTCCTGGATCAGCAAAATCTTCTTTGGTAAAAAAGTCAATATCAATCAGTGTATGTGGACGCTCAATTTGATCAATCACATACACAGTATTGCCTGCTTGTCGAAAAGCACGTGCAATGTGACTACCAATGTAGCCACATCCTCCGGTTACTATAATTTTAAGATTGTTCATCTTTTGATAGTTGTTCAAACTCTGTTTTAAGTTTCGCTAATGCTACGTTTAAATCATATTCATCAGGATTGATTGCAAGACCCTGCCATTCTTTGATTTTAACTTCCTCGTCACTGTATTCCGTTTTCCAATATGATCCATTCCACATGCATCTATAGGTATAACTATTCTTGCCAGCTGTTTTAACCATGTACATACCTTCACGTACAGGATTAACAGTTTTAGGGAACCAATCAGTCATTGGATAATCAATGTCATCCATGTTGCGATAAGACTCGTATCTACCGCCTTCTTTTCTAGAACCAGCAATATAGAAACCAAAGTCTGAACTCTTACCATCTGTGCTACCGCCCCAGTTGTCAATTTCTTCTCCGTCATAGACCACGGTGTCGATGATTTCTTCACCATCTACTTCTTCGGAAATTAATTTTAGTTTGGTAATGTCAAATGGTGCAGTAAGATTAATTTCACTTTCAAAGAACGTGCCTTTTTCGTGACTGCAACCGATAAACACCACAGTGCCTGGTTCTTTTTGATCAATCCAGTGTTCGTCAAAGCATTCAAACTCCACAGTATCCTCATCAAGCCCGTCAAAAGAATCTAGGCTTTTTTCAATAACTGTTTCACCGTTTTCATCTTCAATCTGCAATGTACCATTGTCTCTGCTAACGCCGTTGGTATGACACATGCTATCACACTCATACCAACTACCTGGCGGAAATGGTTGCATCTCTTCTGGAATATTGTGGTCATCTGCATAATCACTGTCCCAAGCATAGTCGCTGAGATCAAGTCTACGCTCACGGAAGTAATCATAAATCTCTCGACTTACTTTACCCATGACTCGCTCTCCGCCATAGCCCCACATTGTAATTTTATAAGTACGTGGCGTAAATTTTAAGACATCTATTAACTGTTCTTTTTGTTCAAGTGTGGCCATTTTATTTTTCCTTCTTTTTACGATTACCGGCTTTTGCTCTTACTGCTGGCTTCAATAAACCGAGTTCATATGCTTCTTGAGATTCTCGAATCTCTCGACGCAGTGCTTCGTTATCCCACGCTAACTCAGTACGACCGTTTTCGTGGGTAGTTACAGTTAGATGTGTGCCTTTGGTAATTTTAGGCCATACATCGTCGGTTTTCTTTTTACGTGTTGCCATATTAATATTTTATTTCTTTGGTATGTCTACGATAGTCGGTATCTGAGCGTAACCATTTACCACCAGCACCTAATGGTTCCTCCAGAATATCAACAATACGATCAATGGTGCCATTGGTCCAGTCACTGATCTTGCCCATATAAGGACTTGGTTCTTGCAACAAACCTTTGAGTTTGTTTAATGCATCACTCATTGACCAAGGGACGTAAAGCCTAGTATGATCATTGGCAAAAGTTTCCGGAAAACTTCTATAAGCAGGATAAAGAACATTACACCCAAGAGTGTCTGCTTCTGAGACTGTGTTAGATACCCAGTCTTGTAGCGCACAATTAAAAAGTACACGAGTATCATTAAGAAGATTGTAGTATGCATTTTTCTCTAAGTCCTCATATATTGTCAGTAGTCCACGTGCTTGTAGATCACGTGTACGAGCCATATAACTATCGTTATTGGTTTTTAGTTTACTGCCACTAAACACAGCAAA